CACACCGTTAACAGACACAGTGATGTTGGCACCGGTGTTTTGAATGTTTACATTGCTGTTTCCGTTGTTAATATTAGATACAGAAGTGATAATACCCGATAACAATGCACCATTGCCTAGAATATAATTGCCAGTGATGTTGCCTGTGGCACTGACTGAGCCAACAGTTCTAATATTGCCGCCAGTGACATTACTGGTGGCCGAAATTTGACCAGCAGTTGAAAGACTACCAACTGCTAGATTGCCTTTGATATTTGAAGAAGTTGCGCCAAACACAGCAACATTACTGGTTCCGGCCACGCTGACTGTTACATTACCATTTGCACTGACAATTGTTACATTGGATGTGCCCGAATTTATGCTGGTACCAGCAGTGGTTATGCCAGTTATGCCAGATCCGTTGCCCACAAAATATGCAGCATAGACTGTGTCAATTCTTGCAGTAGGGCTACCAATGTCATACACAGCATCAATGCTGGGCATGATTGAACTGTTTGCTTGGATATTGCCAATTCCATTGGCTCGCAGCACCAGGTTGTTGTTGGTGCCAGTGACTGTGATGGTATTTCCGGAGATGACAACATTGCTGCCTACCGGGCCAGCAGTATAAATCTCAGTGAAATTCTCATTTACAGCGTTAAATGCATCACGTAACGGTTCACCAGTGCCGTCATTTGCTGCTGCACCAATGTCAATAATCTGTTGTGCCATAGATCTACAATGTCCTCTGGTGTATTTACCAAAAGGACTTGTTTGTATTTTTAGCTGATTCTAGTGTATGACAAATATGCACCAGATTGAATGTTGATATTTGCTACACTGGTCTGCGCCTGAATTGCAACATTGGCATTGCCAGCACTGTAGATGGTGCCTGTAATTCTTGCTGTTCTAGGGGTAGCGCCAGACATGGAAGCTGTGGCTGGCGCAGTTCCTGACACATTAGATGTTGCAGTGTTAAATGTGGATGTTTGAGCAGTTTGAAATTCTACGGTGTAATAACAAATGCCTGCATCAAAATATGTGCTAAATCCAGTTGTAGTGGCACCACCACCATCTATTAATATGGGCAAATACGCTTCATATTTGTAGGTGTATCCACCTAAAACCAAAAACCCTAGAGTGCCCACATTGGCCTGTACTGCGCTGTCGAATGCCACTGTGGTAGGTTGCCACACAATATTTTCCACCCCAATGCCTGTGCCCGAACTGTTGCCAGTGACTTGCAGATTTGATGTAACAGTGTTGGCTGTGGCTGACACATTGCCTGTGAACATGCCTTGAGTGGCCACTATATTAGCGCCAGTCACGTTGCCCGTGGCTGAAATCAATCCATTGCTGTTGACGTTGCCACCAGTGACATTGCCTGTGGTACTAACACCAAGTGCCCCTGCACTCACAGCTCCCACACTTATGACATTGCCACCAGTTACATTGCCTGTGGTCGTGACATTGCCTGCAGTGATCAAGTTGCCACCAGTAATATTGCCTGTGGCTGTTACAAATCCAGCTGTGGATAAATTTCCACCAGTTACAGTACCTACAGCAGTCAATGTAGAACTACCGTACATTGTTCCAGTCACAGCCAAAGTATCCAAGGGTGCAGCATTGGCAATGCCCACGTTGCCCACATTGTCCACTACAACCTTGGCTGTGGCAGCAGCACCATTGGTTGAAGTTAAAATTTGTATGTTAGCGTTGCCTAGTACGCCAGACGCTACTGCATGTATTCCGGCTGTGACTCTTGCACCTGGTGTGGCGTCACTGGTAAACCATTCTACTGCACCCAGCACTTGTCCGTCAGTCACTGTGGTATCAGTGTCTGTGAAACGAATGGTTGGTTGCCCTACACTGGCATCTCGAGAAATCAATACGTTGCCAGCAACATTGATATTGGCCCCTGTGATGTTGCCTGTGGCCACCACTTGAGCCCCAGTGTTGATATTGCCACCAATGATGTTTCCAGTGACACTTTGTAATCCAGTCACATACTCACCTGTGGTTGCCCAAACTACAACATTGCTTGTTCCACCAATTGTGACGTTGGCATTGCCATTGGTCACAGGGATTTCAATGCTGGTGGTACCGTTGAAGATTTTGTCAGCGTTGATGTTGCCCACCAGCACAGCATTGCCAGTCACTGTGAGGTTGCCTACTATGTTTACAAATGGTGAACTGAGATTAACTACGTCACCTGCATTTATGGTTTCTATGGTGTAGTCGCCACTGACTCGTTTGACTGTTGACATTTAAAGGTCCTTTGCGTTATTTATACGGTCAAGGAAGTCTATCATAGGCATATTTCTCAAATTGTTAATGTTGTTTAACTCTGGAATACTAGCAGTTGTATCTCCCATCACACGATGAAAACTGGTGTTAGAAAAGTCTTTGCAAATAGTTACAATTTGTCTCACCCAATTGCCGGTAAATGTGGGCAAACTAGAACTTTTTCTGTAAAATTCTGTGTCAGCATACACATTGTTGAACTTGTTGGTGGCACTCGGACCCATGTCAAACCCAATCAAATATACTGCCAGATGCTTGTCCCTAGCTGCTAGTCCCACAGCAATAGGGCCTGAACTGAATCCAAAATAACTTTGAGGCACTGTCTGAGCGCCTAGTCCAGGTAAGGGTTTTCTAGTGTACATTGTGTTGTTTTGTGCGTACCCAGAATTTTGTATTTCCTGGGCAATACCTCGATCTGTGCTGATCAACACATCCGGAACAAACTCTCTGTACAAGGCATTACATCCGTAGATTCGTCCATGCGGTTTTAACTGATCCAAGTCCACACTTAATCGGCTGACGCCGTTGCCCAATACAAATGCTGCGCTCATAAAAAATCCTCCCAGTATGTAGCTGGGAGGACTTGGTTGTGTTACAAATTAAGAAGTAACGTTGTCCACAATGGCTAGATCCAACAAGTTTTGTTGACCAGAGGTCACAGTGCCGGTATTGGCAGCGGCTGTGGTTCCTGACTTGATCACTGTGCCTTCGTCAGTGAAGAAGTTGGTGGCATATCGTTTGTCTGCAACAACCGAAGTGGGTGCATAAGTTGACCCGCCAGTCCAGTCCAACAAGAATTTGTTGGTGAGTTTGCTGATTGTGGTAGCAGTACTATCACCAAAGGTAAAAGTAATGGACATGAGTCCAGCCGCTGGAGTAACATCGTCAGCCAGCACACACACGCCTACTGAATTGGCAGTACCGTTGCCTGCTCCCCCAACAGAAGTTGCTGTGAAAATTGTGCCTACCCCGTAGTTGCTAGGAGCACCTGCTGCTGTCCAATCAGTAGTACCCACGGACACGATTTGATAAGCCTGACCAACCAAAAAACTTCCATCGGTAACACCAGTTACATCACCAACTAGATATTTGTGAGAACCTTTTTGGCGGATAATATAACCTTGTGCCACACCAAGCCCTGTGCCTGACGGATTGGAAATATTGACTGTTACATCAACTCTGGGATTGGTTGCTGAGGGGGTATCAGTTGGTGCTGCACCGCCCACAACACCTAGATATTCAGTAGTGTTGAGTGTATCAGCTGTGTTTACTACCGGTGCGGTCAATGACCCAAAGTTAGGAAAGCCAAGATCCACACTGACGGCTGCGCCGCCATTGCCAGACCCTGTGCTTGTTTTTTGTATTTTAAGAGGACGTCCCATTTTTGTTTCTCCTTAAAGAAGTCCGATGCGAGTTCTAGTCGCTACGCGGCGGGTTAAACCGCATAAAACGCAGAATTGCGTTGACTTTTATTTATGGATGTAGTAAAATAATAAACCATACTGTATATATTGTAAATATTGCCATGAGCACAACTGAACAAATTATAGACCCTGCCAAACTTATCGAAGAAGGCAACCGACTGCGCGGTGAAAACCGCCCAGATCAGGCACTCAAATGCTACATGCTGGCCATGTGTCACGATCCTGACTCGTCAGCAGCATTCAACAACTATGGCAATGTATTACGTGAATGTGGTCATCCACGTCGTGGCATTCCATTTTTAGAACATGCAATTATACTTGACCCTACTAGTATTACTGCCAAGTTTAACCTGGCCGTGAGTTATTTGATCATGGGAGACTATGCTCGCGGTTGGCCGGCCTATGAAGCACGTTGGCAATACGAACACTTGGCTGGCAGTTTGCCGCAACACTCTCAACCTCGTTGGACTGGGCAGGACTTGAAAGATAAAACTATTCTTGTGGTAGGCGAGCAAGGTCATGGTGACAACATACAGTTTTGTAGATTCTTACACAATTTGCATGCTGGGGGAGCACAAGTATTATTTCAAACCACTAAAGGATTGATTCCATTGCTGGGCAACAGCGACATAATTTCTTGGATTGGAACTTACACTGATACACCGCCAGATTTTGATTACTGGATTCCTATCATGAGTCTGCCCGGTGTGCTGGGCATTACTTTGGACAATTTACCTAGACAAGTGCAATACATCACCACCGTGTCTGACAAGTCTGCTGCTTGGTTGAAACTTCTGGGTCCTAAAAAACGCATGCGTGTGGGATTTTCATGGAGTGGTCGCAGAGATGCCTGGCTAAATCGTCACAAAAGTGTGCCTTTTGAAACAATATTTGAACTGGTCAAAAACAATCCACAGTATGAGTGGATCAACTTACAGGTTGATGCCACCCCTGAAGAGTCACAGGCGCTGGCAGCAGTCGGAGTTACATGCTACCCTGGCACTGTACAGAGTTTTGCTGACACTGCTGCGCTGATTAACTGCATGGACGTGGTTATATCTGTTGATACTGCTATTACACATTTGGCTGGTGCTATGGGTCGACCCACCTGGTTGATGTTGCAGTGGTTTGCCACAGACTGGCGTTGGATGTTGGATCGAGACTCAAGCCCCTGGTACAGCACTGTGCGCATATTCCGGCAGCCTGCCATGGGCGACTGGGCTAGCGTTACAAAAAAAATAGAACAGTATCTAACTTGGTTTAAAGTTTGAATTACTTGTGAGTTAACTCTAAGTACCAAACACTGAGTGCAAATTTTTCTATAAACGCTCGAACTATTTTTAATCCACTAGCATCTACAAATTTTTCAAACTCAACCACACTAGACCCGTGCATTTGTTCTTGAAGTAAAATTACGCCATTTGGTGTTAAATGGCTTTTGATGTTTTTAAAAAAATCTTGATGGGCTTGCCAGTCTTGATCAAAACTTATTCTGTCCCAATCACTTAACGACACAGTACTGTACATTGGCTGTCCCCAAACAATAGAATTATATGTAGGTGGGTTTGCTACTACCAAATCAAACATTAATTTATTGTCTAAATTAGACAGAGTTTTTGTTTGTGTTATTGCAACAGAGTCAGCAAATCTGTCTGGCATATTATTGATTGTTTTAACACATGCGTCAATTGCTTGCTGTTCACAATCTACCAAATGTAATTTTTTACATACAGAGTCTGCCAACAATCGAAAACCAATGGCACCGTGACCTGCTGCCCATTCCAGGCAATGATCAAACACTCTGTCAGGGTACAAATACTTTAACACTCTTGGATAATTTTGCCCATGGCCAGTGCCGCCACCTTCTATGTTTTGATTGTAGTAAACAAAAAAATCATTGGCTACTGCAAATTTTAGTGAAAAATCATTTGTATTTTTATGTATAGGCTGGGACCAAATCAACGGCAATTCAGTTATGTGTGATTCAGACAATTTTAAATATTCAGCACCATTAAATATTGTTAAAATTTCATTTTGTATGTAAGTGGGTAATTTAAAAAATTCGTGCTCAGTTGCACATTCTGGCCAACTGGGATCACGTATATTCTGGTAAAAATTGTTCCATACATTCATGCAAATACTTAGCCAACAAAAAAGCCCCTTGCGGGGCTTTTTCGTCCTTCCCATCCCTGGGTTGGCTTCTCTGATTAGGAGAATGACAAGTTGGAAACTGCGATCTCACCAACGTAGTCACCGGCATTGCCGAATGAACTAGCAGTGTTGGTCAATTCGATGTAACCATAACGTGTCATGAATGACACGACTGGTTCGAATGTTGAAGGATCAAGCACAACACCGCTGCTCATCAAAGGAATGTATGGGCAGTAGAATGCTGGTGCGTCAGCTTCTGAAGAACCTTTGTAACCAACCAATACGCTTTGTGTGTCAGCAGCATAGCTGTCAACAAACACACGCATAGCGCCGTTCAATGTACCAACAAACTTGGTGTTGGTAGGTGCTTCAAATGTACCTTCTGTAGTGCGAGCAAAAGCAGAAGTAGTTGCACTTTGCAACACTGTCAAAGCAGCTGAACTAACTACAGCGTAGTTACCAGCGCCACGACGTGTGCGTTGAGCAATCAAGTTAGCAACACGGTTAACCAACACAGCCAGTGCGGCGTGTTCGTCACCAACAAATGTTGCTGTACCAGAAACGGTAGCTTGGTTGTATGTGAACTCAGTAGCTGCCAGTGAACGCAAGCTCAAGAGAATCTCTTGGTCGATTTCAGCTGTAATCTCTTGAGCCAAT